CATAAGCAGACTCGAACTGCTGACACCCTCTACCATGTCAAGGTAGTAAATAATCATTAAAATCAGTAGCTTGTGATATTTTGGCGTAAATTAGGCGTAAATAGCAAGTTATCCACAGGTTTTATGCTAGTTTTGACGCTTGCGTCCAACCTTGTTTTTGGTAGATAAAGCAGCAATAGCAGCGTCCTTATCATACAGTGATTTGCCAATTGTGCCTACATTTAGATGCTTGCATTTAGCGAGCACCGTTGATTTGCTAAAGTTTGTTATTTCTGCAAGCTCGTTAGCGGTTACCAATGTCTGTCTCACTTTATTGATACCTAAAACCTCGGCTTGCAAAAACAATGCTATGTCTTTAGGATTTGGCATCACTGGCGCTCTGATCGTAATTGTATATTCGTTAGTCACTTTGCACCTCGCTTATCTGTAGTTGCATATGCATCGCTTCATAGAGAGCTTTTGTCTCTATCGGCTGCCAATAGTAAACATCATCAAAAAACCCTTCTTCATCTGCCACATTGCCAAAACCTACCATTACTTGACCATGAAGATATAACGAGTGGTCAATGCTGCTACGCTCGCCATCATAGCGATAAACAATCACGTCTTGATGATGCGTTGGTAGTCGATCTTTAACACTTATCCAACCGTCTAAATTACTCACATCACTCTCCTTGTTTTACAAATGGTGTCAAATCAGGCGCGCTATAACTCTCACCTTTTTCCATCTTGCCGTTCTCGTCATACTGGAATTTTCCTTTGACCATTTTGCTATTGTTTGAGCGTATGACCTCACGTTGAGCGCCTAGCACATCGACACCACCCAGCAACTGCATTACGCCAGTACCAGTTACGTTGGTATCACAGCAAGCATCTACAATAGCTATGCGCTGGTTGTAAGATAGATTGTTAATGAGAGCTAAGCACCTGCTATCCTTTCTCTTAAATCCATTAGCCAAATGAGGAAGATCATCAGTAGCAAGTTGATTTGTTACACCTAACGCCTCTAAAAGCTCTGCAACTTCCTCTAAATGACAACCAATCTGAACACATAAATCATCAATAGTCGGCTCAGGCTTCGCAGCTTTGAACCAGTTTGCAATATCAGTGATGGAGTCTGCGTTCACATACGGCTGCATCTTCTCGTTGTAGTGATTCCAGCACCATGTTTTAGCTTCGTCGATGGTTGCAAATCCTGTAGCTTCTTTGGTTGGTTCTTCGGTTTGGCGGTTATAATACTTGACTGTGTAACCGCCATCTTTCTGTGGCATCAAATCATATTCACAGATTGGCGTTACCGCGTCGCACACCACGCCATAACTGTATTGGTAGCTACTCCACTTCAACGGCTTCAACGGTAAATTATTCATATTCTTATCATCCTCTTATAAAATAGGGTGCCCTTATCGCGGGCTGTCGGCCTTGCCTCGACTGCTTTTTTAAAGCTCATGCTATGCACGTAAGGATTGTCAATCTTGGCTGCTAGTAGTTGATCGCCACCATCTAGCTATGCGCGTCAGTGTATTAGCCCGCACTGCTCGGTTTAACTGCTAATATTCTGCTAACCGCCAATTCATCAGTGCAACAAAAACATTCCACTCAATACGATTTGCCCACTCTATTGCTACGTTTTTAACATGACGCTCTTTAGCCTCTTTGTAAGCCTGATAAGCTTTTTCAGCACACTCGTAATAACCTATATGCTTATACTTTCCATACATTCTTAACCCTGCATAAAATCTACCCACATCCTTCTTGAATGAAACACCCTGAGGGTGCTCACCTCTTGAAGCGCCACTATCTATAAGCAGCATGTTTAGATCCCTAGGTACAAAACAACAAGTATCGGGGCTGTATAATTTATTGCCATTGACCAAGATGTCTTTGTCCAACTGATACCCGCAATTGCTATGCTTCTGGTTTTCAGACCACTCTGCAAATACTTGAAAATCTTGCCACTCATCACATATAGAACAACCTATATATGTTGGATGTCTTTTTTGCATCTCAGGCTTATAACATCTTCTTATCATAGCTCGCCAAACGACATAGTTCTTTGTCTTGACTCCGTTTATTCTGGTCTTATGCTTGCCGCCTGAGTTATAAAAATTACTAGAATTCTTTTCCGTATTCATAAGAATCTCACTCTTATTTGTTTGTCACTGTCAGCGATAACGGCTCTATTAGCCCTGAGCAAGGTGTAACTGGTTACGATGCTTCTAGCTGTTCGCAATAAACTGGTTCGTTGTCTCTGTGCCATTGCTTATGGCATGGATCACAAAGCCACATAACGTCCAATGGTCTGTTATAGTCGCAATGATGACCGTGTAGGGATGTCTCATTGCTGCATGACTCACATTGACTAGGTTTGTGCAATCGGCCATCACGGACAGCGTTGTTGACCATGCAATGCGCTTGATATATAGCAGGGTTTCTTTCGCGCCACGCTCTATTGTTTTTCATGTGAACGCTTTTACCTTGCTCAGTCTGCGCGTACTCTTTTCGAGCCTCTACACGATGAGGTAAGTTGGCTCGCTGTCGGTCAAACTCACGATAGTATTCAATCTTATCGGCTCGGTTTGCTCTGACTCTAGCGCGTATGCACTCTTTGCAATTACCTGATTTGCCGTCCTTGCGAATAGATGACTGGTAAAAATCATCTACCGGCTTATCGGTTTTGCAGTATTTACAATTAATCATGATTAGCTCCTTAGAATGGAATGTCTGACCCATCATCTACTGGTGGCTGGTTGTAACCTTTCGGTGCCTGATTACTCATCTGATTGTTAAATTGCTGTGGCGCTTGGTTCTGCTGTGGATTGCCTTGTTGTTGGTTCTGCTTTTGACCTTGTTACTGTCCACCACCTTGCAGTTCAATGCTATTGACGCGCAATTCTTTATATTGCTTGCCGTCATATTCGCGCTCACTGTACTCACCGCTTATCGTTACTGGAGTGCCTTTTCTTAGGTACTGAGCGATTGCTGCGCCTTGATTCCCCCACAATGAACAGCCAAAGAAATGAGCTTGCTTTTTATCTCCAAAGCCTGTGTCTGCTGCTACTGAAAATCCGCATACTTGCGAGTTACCTGCTTGGCGTAATTCTGCGTCTTTTGTCAAACGTCCTGCAATTGTTACTGTAATCATGGTATCTCTCTCTTAATTAAACTTTGAATTTATCAGGCATATCGCCCGTGATTAATGCTTGCTCAAGCTCGTCAAGTAGCGCCAAAAACTGTGGCACTCGCTCGTCAAGCTTCTTGTGTAGCTCCAAGTCAGGCACAAACCTTTGGTAAAAAGGCGGTAGCCCGTCACAGTAAACGAAGTAGTCCCACCACTTGCGACCGGACACCCACATATTGATTTGCATCTGGGTAATGTGAGCTTGGTCAATCTTGCTGTTCCGCAGCAGTGTGACCATGCCTTTACCGTCTTTTGATTTAATCTCAAGACCACCATCAGCGCCAATCAATCGATCAGGACTAGCGCCAACACCTTTTGCTAACATGATGCCAGCCTCGATAACATCACCAGCCGTTGCATGACCGCTATCAACGTATGCTTGCACCGCTATTGGCTCGATAGTGTGACCTCGGTCAGTGTTGCTATTACCACCAAACGAGCCTTCCAGTTTTCCAGTAAAACGCTCATAAATCAGTTTGTCAGCGTAGGTGAGTGCGCCTTGTCCAAACGGCTTGCAAACACGACCATCTGCGAGCAGACAGTGCATTTCGCTTGCCGTTGGTAATCCAAGACGCGCAGCAAGCCATTCATCTGAGCCTTGTTCTACATCAAGAATTATCATGAGCCACCTCTTTGGCTGCATTGACCTTGTTTGTTAATTGCGAGTCAATGTAGTTATAGGTCTGTAGCTTGATATCATTGATTGAGTCGATACCAAAATCATTGAGCAGCCAAACCATAAACGCTTGTTGTGACGCTTCATCAAGCTTGTCACGCTTAGCTACCAGCCCACGCGCCTGAGCGCCTGTAATCGTCTTGTGTGCGTACACGTTGGAAGTTTGAGCATCGTTATCATCACGAGTTGCAATGTTAAGTAGGGCGCATAATGAATAGCGTTTGCCGTAGCTGACCGCGCTGCCCATGGCTTGAGCCGTGTTCATTTTCTTACTACCACTAAAATCAAAAGGCACGATTAACGATGTTTTGATTTGATGCCCCATCTTATGCAGTAAGATAGCCTCGACAATCACGTTGCCGTCATAGATCACGTTGACGTTGCCGTACTTGTCTTTGACTTCACGGTTGTTTGATATGTCAGTCTTAGTGTCAAAGTACGTTGAAAAACCGTAGCGATTGAGGATAGGGCGCGTAATTTCCACCACGTCCTCAAGCGTCGCATAGTTAGAGTCACCGCCCTTTTTGGATTTGGCAACCGTTGGGATCTGACTTTGCATTTCAGAAAACGCCTGGTTAAATGCCACTAATGCAAGACGCGCCATTTCTCGTTCTTGTAAATCCATCAGCTTTTCCAGCTTCTCAACATCAAAGTCAGGATTTGATGCCATGGTCATGATCTGCATGGCCATACTTGCTTCGTTGCTCTGCGCTGCTACCTGATTACTATTTACTGTCGTTAATTCGCTCATCGTCTTATTCCTTATGCGCTATCAAGTGTCGAACCTCAGACCACTTGATTGTGTTTAGTTTGATATTTCTAAGCTGTGCATAACCCAAGTCAGTGCTTATCAACTCGTAAATCGTGCCAGTGTCTTGCCAAGCTAGTCGGTATTTCATAGTCCAGCCTCCGACTGTGTAAGCGGTTCGCCTTGGTTGTTGATTGGGACTGCGATAGAGTAGTCGTCGTCGTCACTCCAGAAGCCGCGATTACTGTAACTTGTAACTACTGCCGGAACTTGGTAGTAGCAATCCTCATCATTAGCAAGCCTACACATCACATACTTATCCCCACGCTCAAGCATAGCCCGGCACAAATCACTACCCGTCAGCTCTACCTTGTCACGCTCGATTAGCGAGTTTTGCCAGTTGGTGGCGTCGTAGCCTCCACCAGCTCCGATATTTTGTCCATTCCAATCCCAAGAGCTGCCACCAAATGATAAGAAAGGTTTTTGGTTGCACAAAATAACGTAGCCATTGTGTTGCATTACAGCAAACCGCCACTGTGCATCCAAACCATCAAACACACTCTGATCGAGTTGCTTTGGTTTTGGTTGCTCACGCTCTGCTAACTCCTTACCGCTACTAAGCGCGCATTGCATACGGAATATCGCGTTAGTGGCTTGCTCGTTGCTTATCTGCTCAGGTAGTACACGATGCAAACCTAGTAACGTTTCAACCATTAGCAAACGCTCGTTCAAATCCTTTTTGGTAACCTTTTTCATAACGACTCCTTAATTCTGCGTAGGCTCTCATTCGCAGCCTTGACCGTTTGATACTGCTCAGACTGCAAATACTCGTCCGTATAGCCACTCTCGCTAACTGGCTCCCACTCGTTGCTCACAAGTAGCTCACCATCAATCTTGACTAGCTGATAAGCCTTGTCATCAACTATGACTGTCTGAGCATTAGCAGCAGTGACCGTGATTGCGCCCATGAGAGCGCCAAACGTGATAAAAATTAGCCAGTCCATCAGTTGAACTCCCTGTCTATGGCGCTGTTTTGCCAGTCGGTTGTGTCGTAGCCAATCCCTGTACATAGGCCAATCCTGTTCGTAACAAACCTAACGGGGTCAGACCAACTAACAGAAGGCTTAACCTTGTATAGCCATGCCGCACCATTTTTATTTACGGCTGCATACTTCCATTCTTCTGACTGACCATCAAATATCGCTTGCGTTAGCTGTTTCATGGCTGCACCTCGCTCACCAATACCAAGTCATACTGCTCAGGCATCTGAACCATCGGCTTGTCTTTAGAAATTGCAGCCAGTGATAGCTTTAGCATTGTCTGCTGCTCTTGCGTCATACCAATCTGAACTATGCGACCGTCAGGCATTCGTTTGATTAAACCGATATGCTCAATGTCGTCTGCAAAACCGTGATTAATACCCATTACGCCACCTCGCTTTCATAAACCACAAATTCAGCAGTGCCAGTAGGCTGACCGCAGTAAAACTTCAAGTCATCAATTCTTACGTCTGCAATCTCGACTTGTCGTTCAGTGCGCCAACCTTGCACTGGTAAGCTCACTTCGATTGAGTAGCAAAAGCCGTCATCTTTCACCACGTCATAGACAGCGCCTTCTTGCGTCCATCTGTTTGATTTAGTACAAAGTAATTGCATGATGCTCTCCTATGCGTGATCCGCGTGGTAGGCTTTCGCCATTTCGTTCTCAACCCAGCCAAACGTGTTGAAGTGTTCACAAATCTTGATAGCCATGTGCTCAACTTCGACGATATCGACCTCAAGCTCATTGTCTTCGTGGTCGTAATACTCAACGTTGAAGCCGTCAATCTCTACTTCGTCACGACGGTTATCCCAGCTCATTTCTACGTCCAACTCCATGTAGCTGTCATCTTTAAAGTAAATGGTCATTGATGCACCGTTCTGGTGGTAACTTGGCTCTGACGCGCTATAGCGTTCTGTTTTGAAATCTGTCATAATGTCCTCGCTTATTAGTAAGTAAAGCCCTCATTGATTCCACTCGGCGAGGGCTTTTTGTTGCCTAAAATTTGGTGTCTTTCATGCCTATAATTCGGTCAACGATTTCATCAAGTAACTGCTTATTTGATGGATCGTCTTGCATTTCTTGCGGTTGCTTGTTAAGCAGCTCGTTTGCTGAGTCGTTAAGTCGCTTTCTTAGGTCAGGCAACTTCAAATCAGAAATAACACCTAAGGCTAGTTGCAGGGTTAGCATGTCAACCAATGCGCTAAATTCTTCTCGTTCCATTTCTTCACTCATATCCCATTCCTTATTTAGTTGCTTCTAAAGCTAAGCGGACGATAGTTGCGCCAAGTGCGGTTAGTTCAAATTTCCATCCACCGTTGTCAGTTGCTAACACCAATCCGCTTTTATTAAAGATTTCAAACTCTTGGATCGTTCCAATAACGCCTAGATTTGATTTGCAATTTCTTGCGTCAAACTTCTTGCAACTGCCAATCGCTGCATTTGTAAAGTGTCTACAGTTAAAAGCCGCCTCCATCTTGACCGTATCTAAAGCTATCCGCGCAAACGACTTAATGATGTTGCTATCAATCTCGTTCGCCTTATGCTGATCACTTAGCCCTGAAATACTCTTAAGTAATTCGTCAAAATCGCTCACGCTAATTTCTCCTTCGTTCATAAGGCACTAGCAGCGCAGAATCATGCTGCTAGTAATTTCGGAACTTCTTGTTGTCTAAGTTGCGTTAAATAGCTAATCGCTTCCCTCGTCGGGTCGTTTCCGTTGCGATGTAGTTATAATACCTGTGAGGTAGTTTTATGTCAATACCTATGAGGTATTATTTTATAAAATAAGCACAAAAAAAATACCTGATATGAAAATCAGGTATAAATTACAGGCACAAAAAACCACCGCTAGGGTGGTTTGGTGGTATTATTATGTGAAATTACTTACTTTTTGAGGTTCTGTTATGGATAATGTCTTTAAGTTGTCAACAATAGCTGTTCTTGCCTACCTTGTTATCGCCAGTAATAGAAATAAGCTAACCATTGAAGAAGTAGAAGATCATATTTCCAATGTTGCTAAGAATCCCTTAAGTCGTTTATCAAAGAATCTAAAAACGTCAACAGTTTCTCCTTCGCTTGCTTTTGCATCTCAGCGTTGGAATCGACAGCATCAACGGTGATGGTGAAATCAGCTTGCACTTCATCAGACGAGGCTATTATCCCTATTGGGCGTTGAGCGTAATGTATAGTTGGAATAAAGTTTACTTCGATCATATTAATCCTTAATAGCCAGTCTCAAGCGTGCTGACTTTTACGCATTTAATCCCAGTCCAGCGCCTCACTATAGACGCACCACCCAAAAGGCAATTCATCTACTGGTTTAGCAAACTTCAAAAAGTGGCATATCCATATGTAAGCCCAATTATCATTTCCTGACATAATCATCCCGCCCTGTAAACCTGTTCGCCAACAATAATCAAGCTGCTATGATTTCTAGCGGTCACAATTCGATCAGGATAGTCAGCATTAAAGCTATGCAGCCTTAACGCACCACCAGCCTCTCTAAATACCTGCTTAAACATCCTATCCCCATCTAACAATATGGCATACACCTTGCCGTCATGTATCTCAGTTGATCCCAAATCAATACCAACTTCATCTTCGTCATTGATGTATGGAGCCATACTACCATTGGACGCACACACCAGCTTAAAATTTTCAGGCTGTATATTTTTCTTTCTGAAAAAAGAAGGTGGGAATTTTCGTGTGCCTTTGATCTCTTGAAACTCACAACTAGTATCACCGTCACCACAGCAGAAATATACACCATACAAAGGTATTTCAATCATTCCTTCGGTATCGTCTGATACTTGAACTGTATTGCTATTCTTTATATTAGACAACAAATCTTCATTATCGCCATGCTCATGGTCAAGCCAATTAGAAGGCTTATCAAAAAACACCTCTATTTTTTGCGCGATCTCATCACCAATGGCTTTGCTTGGATTTTTACCAATGTAATGACCTAAAAGTGAATAGTTGATATCCGACTGATCAGCAAACTGTCTACGAGTTAATCCACTGGCATCCATCAGCCTTTTAGTGTTTTCGCGCCTGATTACCTCAATACCTGAAAATACCTTACTCATACCTGCGCCCCTTATTTTATACGGCAATTATGCCCTTTTATACCTCAGAGGTAAAATCACCTGACAGGTATTATTTCTGTTGACTTATTTATACCTACGAGGTATTATTTACTTATATTATTAATACCGAGGTATCAAATGAGCGATTTATATGACTATTGGTCAAACCTAAGCCAGTCCGATCGTGAGGTGTTTGCTACTAATAGCGGTTTTAAAGTCGCTTATGTAAATACCCACTTAATCCATCGTCGCAAAGTACCACCGTTAGCTGCACTAAAAAGATTGGCTGATGCCAGCAATGGCGAACTGACTTATCACGGCCTTTGTGATTTTTTTATTAGCGATGAATTGGAACCAGCCTAACCCCTGTAACGAAAGATACAGAAACACAGGCTTAAACAAAACGTTTTTAAATACAGGTGTAACACGATGAACGTTATTGACGCAGCACATAAGACGGTACATAACCCCAAGCATGGCGGCTCGACAGCTATCGCGGCACGTATGGGTATGTCTACCACTGTTCTAAATAATAAAGTTAACCCAAACACGGATAGTCACCATCTGCGCCTTGATGAAGCTTTAACAATCATGGAATTCACTGGCGACCACTCAATCATTCAAGCTATGTCGAATCGCTTAGGTGGCGTTTATTGCAAAGTCAATGCGACGCCTACGCAAGATGATTTGTTTATGACTGCATTATCAGCAACAGCGTGTCAGGGCGATGTAATGACAGAGATGCACAAGGCGCTAGAAGATGGTCGCATTAGCTGTGACGAGCTGGACAGTCTTAAAAACAAAATTCAGAAAGCCATGTCAATGCTTCAATCGCTAAACAATCATGTCAAGCGCAAACATGCCAAAGACAATCCGCATTTACAAGGACGGTAAATCATGACCTGCAACGACTGCCCAAACGCCACCGACGGCAAGTGCTGTCATCAACTTATCAGACCGCAAGGAAGCAAGACGATGAATGTATTAGATGAAGAAGCGTTTGTACGCGAAATGAATCACAAGCAGATGATGCAAGAAAAACGCAATAAGCACGTAGTCAACAGCTTATTAAAAACGATGGTCGATCGCGGTGTTATTAAACGCCCCAAAAAGAGGGTCAGCCAATGAAAAGTGATCACGCAGCGCACTTGTCGCTAGTGCATGACGCAGAGCAAAACCATCAGGCGCAGCATCAAGTTAAACAAACAAACGAAGCAGCACGACAACGCAAGCATCAAAAGAACGTGGATTTTTGGCAAAGCGTTAAGAAAGTCGTATATGCAATCTTACTGGCAGTCGCGGCTATCTACCTACTTATTCATTGGGGTTAATCATGCAAAAAGAGAGAAACGCACATAAGCGGTCAACATACCCACGAGTCAGCACACACCAAGCCGCTATTGATGAATATTACAAACAGCATGGTGCAAAGCAAGCGGTGAACACAGGCAAGGTTTTCAGTTTCAACAATCGCAGCAAAAGGAGCGTAGGAAATGGCAAAGCAAACAATCTATGAGCGTATCAAGCTGGACTTAGCCAAGGAAGGCAGGGTCAGGGTTAAGGATTTTAAAAAGACCGGTTCACTGAGAAATCAGCTTTATAAGTTAAAAAAAGAAGGTTGGAAGTTAAAGCGCATCGGTGAACGAGGTGACATCAAGGGCTATCAGCTAATACAAACACCAGAAGGCTGCAAACAATGAACAACGAAATGTTAAAAGCAAAAGTAGTGGCATACACGCAAGCCGTTGATAGCAGTTTGACAGATGCAAATGAGCTTATCGCTTATATCGCAAGAGTTTCAAACCCTAGCAATCAGCACAACAGCTTATCAGCGCCAAAACTTATTAGCTATTTACAAAATCACAAGCACTGGTCGCCATTTGAGCATTACAGCTTAACAATTGAAATCGAATGCCCTAAAGATATTGCAGTGCAAATCTTGCGTCACAGATCATTCAAGTTTCAAGAATTTAGCCAACGCTATGCAGACGTAACACAGATGGGCTTTACGACTCGTGAGTGTCGACTGCAGGACACTAAGAACCGTCAGAATAGTATTGATGTTGATAACAATTCATGGCGTGAGAAAGGAATTGCGACAGTTTGGCGTGGTATGCAGGTTGAGCTATTGGAGTTGGCGCAAAAAAACTACGCAGCCGCTTTAGAAATAGGTATCGCTAAAGAGCAAGCACGAGCCTTGCTACCTATCGGCCTAACAATGAGCCGCTTATACATGACAGGCGATATTCGTTCTTGGTTGCATTACTTGGCAGTACGCCTTGATCCAACTACGCAAAAAGAACACAGAGAGCTTGCAGCATTAATCAAAGATGAAGTCGGCAAGTATTTTGATTTGAACGGTATGTTTGAAGAACAGCAGGCATTAAAAAACCCATTACGCAAATAATGGGCGGGTGTTAATCAGATGAATAACTAACAAGGCGATTATGACATGGCAAGTAAAGCAATTCAAGGATTAACGATGAGTAATTGGCATAAATGTCCAAACGCGCTTGTAGACAAGCTAATGGGTGAGGTTTTAAGCCCTAATGCAACTTGTGTTGTTCTGACTATTTGGCGATTAACAGAGGGCGTCAGAGAGCGTCATCAAGCCGCGATACCTACTGAGACGTTTATGAGGGTTACTAAGACTAACCGCAAAAATACAGCTTACGGCTATGTTAAAGAGGCGCTTAACACAGGGTTAGTAACTGTCAAAAGGGAGAGGGGAAAGGTAAATATCTACTCAATAAATAAAGATTGTCCTCTTTGGTATGGCGATGAAGTAGTGGCGGAAAGTGTACCTACTACAGAAAGTGATACTAGTGGCGATAACTGCCACATAGTAGTGGCGGAAAGCGACACAGGTTTAGACGAAAGTAGTGGCGGAAAGCGCCACACTTATAAAGACATAGAGATTAAAGATAATATTAAAGACAAAAAGAAGGCTACACCTAAACCAAAATTCGACGCTCTTAGTTATCCAATCCCTAGTTTTATTGAACAAGAAAATTGGACTGACTTTGTGGAGATGAGAAAGAAAATTAAAAAGCCATTAACGGAGGTATCAGCTAAAAGAACGGTTAACGCTTTAATCAAGTTTGACGCAAACGGTTTTGATGCAAACAACTCTTTGGATTACTCAATAACAAACGACTATCCAGGGGTGTTTGAAAGAAACCGCAAACAACAATCAAATAATCAGGTGAATAGACATGCAACCAAACAACCACAAGCAGACTGCTACGCAAACAGAATTGACGCACAGCTCGCAGCAGAGAACGAACTCAGAATGCGAACAGTTAACCAAGGTGAATATAGCTAGCTTGTTCAAGGGGTGGAAAAAGTTATTTAGATCAAAGATGAAGGATGAGGATTGGGAGATTGACACAATCACAGTCTGGCACATTGCACTAAACGATCTACAGATAACGCCCAGTGAATTTACGTTAGCGAAAAGAAAGTCACTAAGTTTGCAATGGCCACCAACAGCACCAGCGGACTTCTTAGCTTTGGCAAGGCTTAATTCATTAGCGAATTATCCTGATATGCGCCAAGCATATTTAGATGCCGCTAATCAGCGCACAGATTGCCCTATCGCTTACGAGACAGCAAGACGTGTTGGTTTTAGCCAAATGAGACATGGGTACGAATATATAACTTACCCAATATGGCAAAAGCATTACGCAGAGGTCTGCACAGAGCACTCACGCGGCATAGAGTTTAAAAACCCACAAGTGCTACAGATTGCAGATTCTAACGCACCAGCGGCAATTGACGAGCTAACCAGTGATGAATGGATAGCGAATATCAGAGCGATATTAGCAGGTGACAAGAAATGAGCCATTACAACTTGGGATTAGAAAAGTCGGTTATCGCAACGCTTTTCACAGTAGATGGCAGCTTGGACCATGTGATCAATATTTTAGAAGCTGAGGACTTTCACGCGGGCCGACACCAAGAGTTGTACCGCATTATCAAAAAACTAAATAGCGAAGGATCGCCTTACGACTCTTTGCTTGTTACTGAATATCTAGAAACGCACGACTTACTTAAATCGGTTGGTGGTGGTGAGTACCTAGCATCAATCATGGCAAGTGAAGCAGGTTTATTTAACTTTGTGAGCTATGCGGAGCGCATTAAAGATTTATCCAGACATAGAGCGTTATCAAGTGCGATAGATAAAGCCAAGGTGACAGCGGGCAGCAAGGACGTAAAAGTCGAAGCCAAGATAAACGATATTGTTAGCTCGCTATCAAAACTTGAGCAAACAGATGGCGATATTCAGCGCGTCTTTACTGTCGATGGTTTGGTCAAAGGATTGATAGATCGAATCACGTTAGCCAAAGACGGCATAAAAAATCATGTAGAGACTGGCTTTCCTGAGCTTGACAACAAAATGAGGGCCAGCGCTGGTGATTTGGTGATTATCGCAGCACGTCCGAGCATGGGTAAGTCTGTGCTGGTCATGAATATGCAGGCCCATCTATCAAAGTTTTCTGAGGGCGCGTCAGTGTTTATCAGCTTGGAAATGAGTGAAGACAAGCTGATGGACCGACTAGCAGCCAGTGAAGCAAGTATCAGGCTGACAGCTATCAAAGATGGTGCACTAAGTGAAGATGAGTACGCAAGGCTTATGCAGTTTGCAAGTGATAGAGAGGCTATGCGCTTAGAGATTGTTAGAGACACAGAGGCGACTATCTCACGAATTAGAAGCGATGTGATCAAAGCAAAGAAACGACACGGCAAGATATCGTCAATTGGTGTGGATTATTTGCAGTTTATGCCCGGACTAGATGGTCATGACAAGGTGGACCGCATTGGTGAGGTTACCAAGGCCCTTAAAAAAATGGCGGTTGAGTTTGAATGCCCAGTATTTTTGCTGTCGCAGCTTAATAGGTCCGTAGAGCAAAGACCAAATAAACGGCCCGTAAATAGCGATTTGCGCGACTCAGGAAACATCGAGCAAGACGCGGATCAGATCATCTTTATTTACCGTGAAGATTATTACAAGCAAAAAGACGGTGATAAGGACCTCGACGGTATGGCAGACATCATTATTTCTAAAAACCGTAATGGTGAAACTGGCGTGGTCCGACTGGCGTTTGAGGGACACATGGGCCGCTTTAGCAATCACATGCCATTTCACAACAGCTTCAATGACATTCCAGCTTACGGAGAAACAGCATGAGCCAAACAGCATTTAAACCAGTATTCGATGGTTACATGAAGTTATTTTTACATGACGATGTACCAGAGCGATTAGCAAGCCGAGCAGACTTCACAGGTCAATGGATTAGATCAAGACGCAAACGGATCATGAAGCGCAACCGAAAATTTCAAGTCACATTGCATATCGTGGACACGGACGGACACAAGCGCGGATTGCAAAGCATGGTTTTTAAGGACAAGGGCGGTCAAGGTGATTTGTCAAAAGTGATCTTTGGTTTTGGTAATGATTTCGTCGATGAGCTGAGAGCAGGGGATAAGGATTTGAAAGTGGATTTGGTTAATTCGTACGCAATTATTCGCGCTTAAGGAGAGAGGTTATGAGTAAGTCTAAATTGATATACGGAATTGGTTGTATCGGTGAAGGTCGCTACAAGTCTCATGCTAATGGCGATAAAACGCAGTCTTACATCAAGTGGTTTTCCATGATGACTAGGTGCTATGACAAGAAGCAGCTTAAAAGAAGAACTAAGTACGAAAAGGTCACAGTTTGCGATGAGTGGCATAACTTCCAAAATTTTGCTAAGTGGTACGAAAGTCAGGATTGCAAAGATAGTAGTTACTGCCTGGACAAAGATATTTTGGTGGCTGGGAACACAGTTTATTCACCAAATGCTTGCTGCTTAGTACCCTATGAAATCAATGTTTTGCTTACGGTGAATCGTCGATCCGATAGAACTTTGCCATTAGGTGCGTTTTTAGATAAGCGGTACAACAGGTTTAAATCAAAAATGTCAGCAGATGGCAAGCCTGTTTACTTGGGAATGTTTGCCACCGCGCAAGAGGCACATGATGCTTATGTTTCTGCTAAAGAAGAACACGTTAAGAGGAAGGCTATCGAATGGCGGCATGAGATTAGTGAGCAGGTGTTTAAGGTGCTTATGAATTGGAGAGTAACAGCATGAAAACCAACCGATACAACGACAAAGTGGTGCAAAAAGAAGAATGGATTAAGAGCGATACGGTTGTGATTACTTATAACGATGGGTCAAAAGAGACTATGAGTAGAAAGAGATTTAACGAGATTATTAGGGAGGTTAAGTGATGGGTAGTTTAAAGCGAATAAAGAAAATTTTTAAGTTAAAAACTCGTTGCTCTCATGAATTTAAAGGTAGGGAGATACAGCACAGAAATAGCGACGGCATAGTTAAGTGGGCATGTCATAAGTGCGGTAAAGAATTCCAAGCTGAATGTGGACTCGACATAGTAGCGCGTCATGGAAAATGTGTAGGTGAGTGGTTGTGACCGAACTATCAGAACAGCAAACAACGTGCACTAGATGCAATACGGATTATTCAAACAACCCGCTCGAATTATTGATTATGGGTTTAGGTAAAAGCAGTGTCTGCCAAGTATGCACAGCACAACTAAGCGGCAAGTATGCAAACGGTCAAGGTACGGCTTTGGCTGATTTGATTGTTGCAGCTAGGGATTTGCGCCAAGCAAGTGCTGATTATACGAATGGTAGCGACAAGGGCGGGATTCACTATGCAGATGCAATTCATGAGTCAGTCGATTTGCTCATTGATGCGCTGGACAATTATGAGGGAGGCGGCAAGCGATGAGAAAGCGCAAGTACGGAAACAAAGAAACCCTAAGCGACGACGGCATCAAGTTTGGCAGCAAGAAAGAAAAAGACCGCTACGACGATTTGTTAATCATGCAGCGAGTAGGTGAGATCAAAGACCTTGAGTTACAACCTCGTTTTAGCCTGATTGATAGCGTCAAGTTTGCAGGTACGGACAGAGCCAAACCAGCGATTAGATATTTTGCAGACTTTGCTTACACGGACACAAAGACAGGTCAGCGAATTATCGAAGACGTGAAATCGAAAATCACAAGAGAGAGTCCGATTTACCGCATGAAAAAACACATGATGTTGGCAATTCACGGTATCGAGATAAAAGAGACGTAAATTACGCACAAAAACGCATCAAATCGGCTAAATACTGGGTTTTAAAGTTGGTTTGATGCACATGTAGCTTGATGGGGTTTAAATCGAATAGAGAGGGTTTGGTGATGAATGATAAGACAGGATTGAAGCTACTTTTGATATCTATCATTTGTGTTGTTATCAATATTTATTTTTGGGTAGAGAGCGCTAATCCTTTGAACATGTTTGCAATGGGTTTTTCGTCTGCGTTCGCAGTGTTGTCAGTAGTAACGTTTTACTTGGCGAATAAGGATAAGACATGACTAATCTCAAACTAAAAAGACCAATCAAAATCGACACGCAATGGACTCACAAAAAACAAGGCATGGTTTGCGAAGTATTGGAGATTTGGATTAACACGCAAGGTCAAGCGGTGGTTGAATTAGCAGCTATGGGTGATGGTGAGATTGTCAGTCATAGCTTGAGCGACTTTATTAACGAATATCGGTTTAAGGGGTAGGTTATGAGTGATATTACGGTTGGTAGTGAGTGGGTGTGTGTAAGCCCCTGTGTTGATGAGCTTGAGGTGCTAGAGACATCGAAAGATGAGGTTGTTTATCAAGTAATAGGTGGTTCAGTTTATGTGATTGACCGCGTTGATTTTCTAAAAGAATTTAAGCCAAAAGGACAGGGCTGCAAAGACGACGGCTCAAAACCCAAACACTCGCACTATCACAAAGACGTGAGTGACTACGAGACGATAGATATTTACGCAGTCTGCAAGATATTTGACGTACAGGACACAAGCGGCTGTCTACAGCACGCAATTAAGAAGCTGCTAGTGACGGGTAAGCGAGGACACAAAGACCGTAAGACGGACATACAGAATGCAATAGATACGCTTAATCGACTGCTTGAGCTAGAAAGTGAATAGAGACAAACAGCGTCTTGAGCGAATCAGGGCGCTTTGTTGCTGTGAGTGTGGGGCAAGTCCACGGAGCCAAGCAGCTCATTCAAACTTCGGAGTGCATGGCAAGGGCAAAGGGATTAAAGCAAGTGATGAATATACGATACCTCTGTGTGTTACTTGTCACCAAAACTTTGATCAGAACCTATCACAGCAGACAAGACAGCAGCAGATGGATTGGTTTAATAAGAAATTAGCGTTTATAAACGAGGTGCTCAATGACCAAAGCAAAGACGAAACCTCTGTATTTTAGATTGGTGAGTGACGAGGTGCGTGATAACTGCGTTAAAGCGATGTATTTGGCGCATGAGGACAGCGACGAGGTGCTGGAGGTGGTTATACAGCCTGAGAGCCGTAAGCGGTCACTAGCGACCAATCGCCTGTACTGGATGTGGCTAACACAAGCAGCTAATTACTGGGGCGATAGCAAAGATGATTTGCATCTCGATTTCAAAAGGCGTTTTCTGCTCAAGATTTATTACCGTGATGATGCTCAGTTTGCTGTGATGTGCGACTCAATCAAGACATTGCAAAAGCTGGATTTGCAAAAGTACGAATCGATAGCGAGTGAGGTTATCAAGCTGGTGAGCACGACCAAAGCAAACGATAAGCAGATGAGTGAGTATTTAGACGATATTTACAGGTTTTGCTACGCGCAAGATTTACTACTGAATGTGCCAGACGAACTTAAATGGGTGAGGGATTGAGTATGACTGATAATATCGTAGAGTTGTTAGAGCAATGGGGTGCCTGGAGTCGTAGCGGACTAGATAACCTTGGTTGCAAATCGAACATGGAGTCTATTATGCACAAAGCACCGATCATTGATGTGACGACGTGCAGACGATACCGCAGTGTATCAATGCTCAACGATGACGATGCTATGAGGGTTAATGACGTTCTGATTGAGCTAAGAGATGATGACGTAGATGCTTATAACAGCGTATTTTTACATTACTACTTACAGCAAAAGCCCGAGTATATCGCGCACAATCACTTTACTCGCATCAAGTACGGCAAAGACAGCAAGCGCAAAGTGAGCAAGCATATCGTTTATCAGCACTTAGCAAGAGCAGAGGGGTTTGTTAGATACGCATTAAAGTGCGAAATGGCTTGATAGTTATTGACAAAGTACCCTGATTAATATAAATTAGTGATACGCTTATGCTTTCGCAGCGAAAAGAAGCAACGTAATACTTAAAATAAGCGAACAAATACCAAGTCCTACTTTAACGAGTGGGGCTTTTTTTATGCCTATAATTTAGCAGGGACGCTATGTGTGACTTATCAAATGCCGAGGTACTGAATCGCTGGAAGATGAGCAAGAAAGATACCGCTAAGCAGTATTGGTATGAGTTCATGGAGACACGCGCTAAGTACGGTGATAAAGATGCCAGGGCAAAGCTTAGAGAAATGGACTTCTTGTCATGTGCAACGTAAACATAAGCGAGTCGTTGAGAGTGATACTTGATAACGAGTGTGACGTGAGGACGGATGATGATGCGTGGCTCTATGAGAGTGATGCTGATAAGTATGAGGTGAGTGATGCAAGTAAAGCACATAATACCGTTGATACTCATTGCACCAGTCTTGCTTATGTGGGTTTGCGTAATGCTAGCGTTAACTGTGCAGGCTGTGCGTGAAATATTGAGGTGCAGACGATGAGCGATAAGAAACCTAAGAGCTGGCAACAGTGCTTGTTAGACACAGTCTTTATTTTAGCAATGACCGCTGCAATTAGTTTCATCTTTGGGTTCTTCTCAGGTCATGGCGCTTACTTTGCAGGTAAGGTGCTCGGTTATATCACTTGGTAGTTAAACACTTTCCCACTTCGGTGGGTTTTTTTATGCAACAAAGGAGGCGAGACAAGCAATGATAAAACGTCCAATGCCTCCTGAGAGTATGCCGATGTTTGTTGCAGCTCCTGAGATATACGAATGGCTGCACGATACGATATTCAACCCTGACCACGCTTGGTATAACGCAGATCATGAGCACGTATTTGATTACCAAGTTAATGAGCTTGCTTTCATGTGGGCGCATAGTGGATTTGATAAGTCGGGTAAGCGTGTCATAGGTCAATGCGAAAAGCCGATGTTCATGGCGGGTGGTTGGAAGCGCGAACGTCAGATCATGTGGTTTGAGGATATGTTAGGTGAAGTGCCTGACATGCTTATCACATTAGACGCTCAATATTGCAGAGAGTGTAGTTATAGTGACTTTGCTGCATTGGTCGAACATGAGCTATATCACATCGTGCATAAAACAAATGACTACGGTGAACCATCGTTCAGGTCAGACGGCAAACCAAGACTTGATTTAGTCTCACATGACGTTGAGGAATTTAACGGAGTGGTGAGGCGGTACGGTGGCGATGAGTCTGTAATGAAGATGGTGGAATTGCAGAGCCAAGAGCCTGAATTAAAGATTGATGATTAACTATTTAGATACGAGAGAGTAATTATGGCGACCCTTACAAATGAGGTTAAGGCCTTTATTGTACAAGGGCTTGCAACATACATGACACCTACGCAAGTAGCTGATGCTGTATTGGATGAATTTGGCGAGACAATAACACGTCAAACAGTAGCAAGATACGACCCCACCAAGGTAGCAGGTAAGGACGTTGGTGAAGAATGGGTTGAGCTGTTCAATGAGTGTCGCAAGACGTTCCAAGAGGACTTACAAGCCATACCAATCGCAAATAAAGCCTATCGGTTGTCTTTGCTTAACGATATGGCGATTGATGCACTCAAGTCTAAAAACAGACCGTTGGTAGCAGCATTGGCAGAACAGGCAGCCAAAGAAATGGGCGAGGTGTTTACCAATAAGCAGAAGGTGGACAATGTATCAAGCGATGGTTCGATGTCACCGCCGCAACCATTAACGCCTGAAAGCGCAAAAGCTATCAGCAAGGACTTGGACGATGAATACTGATGCGAATAAATTATCAGTCATAAAACATCGTTGTGAGCATGAGCATCTATTCTTTGTCCGCTACTTTTTCAAGCAACGCATGGGCGATAAATTCTTAACCAACTGGCACCATCATCTAATCGCTTATGAGATTGACCGATTAATACAGCGAGCAAAGGACGGCAAAGAGACTGAGAACATCATCTTTAACTTACCTCCTGGTGGTTCTAAAACCGAAATGGCGATGAACATCATTCCTCGTGGGTTGGCGCTTAATCCACGATCACGATTCTTATATTTATCATTCAGTGACAGCCTTGTGACTGATGTATCGTCAACGGCTCGTACTATCGTTAAATCAAAACACTTTCAGCAGTTATGGCCTGTGGCTATATCAAGCGACACGGACAGCAAGGGCAGTTGGAAAACAGATATAGAAGGATTTGAAGGCGGTCATATCTATGCTGCCTCAATGGGTGGTCAGGTAACTGGTCGTCGTGCTGGTCGTATGTCAAAAGACTTTAACGGTTTGATTGTACTTGATGATCCGTTAAAGCCTGAAGATGCTTTTAGTGATACCAAGCGTAAATCAGCTAATCGTAAATTACTTAACACGGTTAAGAGTCGTAAGGCAAAAAGCGATACGCCCATCATCTTGATTATGCAGCGATTGCATAGCGATGATCCCACTCAGTTTATTCTTGATGGGAACATGGGCGGTAAGTGGCGGCACGTCAATATACCGGCATTGATTGATGATGCGTTTATCAAGACGTTACCGCCTAGCATTGCAAAGTTGGTTCCCACGGACGTTGAGCGTGACGACAAGGGCAGACAAAGCTACTGGGCTGCTAAAGAGTCGTTGCTATCACTGCTAGAGCTTGAGAAAGGCGGTAGTGATAAGGACGGTCAAAAGGTCAGTCGCTACACGTTCCACAGTCAGTACATGCAGTCACCTACCAAACTAGGTGGCGGATTAATCAAAGCCTCGTACTTTGGTCGCTACACGGTACTACCGAAACTTAAATGGATGGCAATCTTTGCTGATACCGCGCAAAAGACTAAAGAGGTTAATGATTACAGCGTGTTTATGGCAGCAGGTGAAGATTATGACGGCAATCTAGTCATCGTCGATGTGCTTCGCGGCAAGTGGGAAGCGCCTGAGTTAATCGTTAAAGCAAACGCATTTATCAAAAAGCATAACGATAATAAAGATACGCCTAGATTGCGTTATGTGGCGATTGAAGATAAGGCAAGTGGTACAGGGCTGATACAGACCTTAAAGACCACTAGCCGTATATCTATCAAAGCTGTGCAGCGCAATACAGACAAACTCACAAGATTTATGGACGCACACCCTTACATTGAGGATGGCATTGTACATATCCCGCTTAATGCGCCTTGGGTTGGTGACTTCATAGACGAGAACGAGGCGTTTAGTGCTGATATGTCTCATGACTTTGATGATCAGATAGACCCACTCATTGACTTAATTAATATCGGTAGGCAAGCATTCAGCTACGATTTTGTATAACAAAGGATAACCCATGTCACAAGTGATAAACGACAGTCTGACCTCGCTTATTACAAGCATGGGCGACCCAAACAGAGACAAATTAGCAGCCGTGCAGTATAGCGGTGCCGTGCTTGGTGATATGCAGATACAAAATGCTTATCGTACTGGCTGGATGGCTAAGCGACTTGTTAACACACCAGCCAAGGATGCGCTACGCAACTGGCGTATTTGGCAAGGTGATGCAAGTCAAATCAATCCATTAGAGCAAACCGAGAAGCGATTAGGTGTGCAGGGTAAACTGCTGAAAGCTCTTAAACTGGCTCGCGCTTTGGGCGGTGCTGCATTGTTTATTGGTACTGGCGATAAGGATTTGAGCACACCGCTTGAGCCTAGCCGTATTGGGCGTGATGGGATTAGATATTTAACCGTGTTGACTAAAAAAGATTTAGCAGCAAGTGATCTTGAAACCGATGTATTGGGCGGTAACTACGGCAAGCCTAAATATTACGAGCTGATTACTAGCGGTGAAATGGTCAAGATACATCCGTCACGATTGGTTGTGCTGATTGGCGAGGAGCACTTGGACGAGTGGACGGTGATAGATTCAAGCCGAGGTTGGGGTGATAGCATCATTCAGTCGTCATATGCAGCACTTAAAAACAGTAACTCGACTGACGATAATGTAGCAAGCCTGATTTTCGAGGCTAATATTAACGTTATTACTATACCTGAGTTATCGCAAAAGTTAAGTGATGGTCAGCAAGAGGCTTTGTTATTAAAACGCCTATCACTGGCAGCCGCTCAAAAAGGTATACACGGTGACATGCTTCTTGACTCTAATGAGGTGCTAACGCGCCACTCAGCCGCATTCGCCAACCTCGATAAGATCATGGAACGTTTCGCTATCTTAGTTGGTGCGACGCAGGGCATACCAGCGAGTAAGTTCTTAGGCCAAGCGCCAAGCGGACTTAACGCAACAGGCGAAAATGAGCTTAAGAATTACTACGACGATATCAAGACTATGCAGACGTTGGAGCTACAACCAGCAATGCAGATACTTGATGAGTGTTTAATACGGTCGGCTTTGGGTTCGCGTCCTGATGATATTAGTTATCTATGGGCGCCATTATCACAACCGTCATCTAAAGAGATCGCTGAGACTGGCGAAAAGTTGGCGAACACAATTAATACGCTCGTTGCCACTGGATTATACGAGGCTGGTGAGCTGAGAGAGGCTGCAACCAATCAGTTTGTTAACTTTGATGTGCTACCAAACTTAGGTGATGCGACATTATCAAGTGATGGTGAGCTTGATGATAACTTTGGCTTAGATGGTGAGGATGATGAGCTACAACCTATCTGAGTTAATCGGCAAGGCTAAAGGCGTTAAATTACCTCGCATTGTTGAGCGTTTGACCAGCCAACGGACGTATCAAAAGATACTTCGCCGTATGCTCAAGGAGACAGGGAGTGAGATTAACAAAACCTTGCTTGCTGTCTATGCTGAGTCGCTTAACGAGGACAGTACGATAGAGACAGCTATTATTACTTACGCTGTGTTTACTGCATTGGCTCAAGCAACAGAGGGCGCGAAAACGGCTGTCAGTCAGCTTATAGCGCAAGAGTCGGTGTATTTAGACAAGGCGTTCGTTCAAGGCGTTAAATCGGCAACTAAGGCTGATATAAGCGCATTGATAGGCGTTACTGATACTGACGACCTGATAAATAACATCGTTAGGCGCAATGTGTCGTTAATCACCGACTTATCAGAGCAGACACGCACACGTATTGAGCAAGCGGTCATTAATGGTCAAATCAACGGCACGACCAAAACACAGCTTAAAAAAGAGCTGAACGAGATATTAGGCAAACAGGCTAAGCGTGGCGATTTAATAGCGTCTGACCAGATGGAAAAGTTATCCAGTGAGCTGACAGCGTTTAGAGCCAAGCAGGGCGGTTTATACAAATACGTGTGGCGCACTCAGGGCGATAGCCGTGTTAGATCAAAGCATCAATACTTAGCAGGTAAGACACAGGACACGCGCAAAACAAACTCAGGCGATAACGGACAGTTACCAAGACAGCCTATCAGGTGCCGATGTTGGGCGCAGTGGTTGATTGGCGATGAGGAATAGCTATGAGCAAATATGATGCTGAACGCGATATTGACACGGTAGAAGTCAGAAATACTGAATACTGGGATGAAATACGCACGCGCAATGAGCTTGTCAAATCCATAGCTGAACGTCGTAGTAAAGATTATGACTGGTTCGATAGTTGCAAACCTGATGACCGAGATTAAGGAACAAAAAAAACCAACACACCCTCTTAATTGAGGGTTTTTTTATGGGTGATGATTATGAGCGAAAACATTATTTGTCAGGTCTTGGACATGGATGGCGAACCAGCAAAAGGTGTTTGTTTGGGTGCTGGTTATTATACCGACGATGCCAAAGCATTGCCAATAACGCCTATTAAGAAGCCAAACAAAAGGGCATGACATGAAATTTACAGACCGCGCCCAAATCGGGGGCATGAAAGAAACACAGGACGGCTATCTAGTCGGCTCCCTTCGATGCGCTAGAACAGGCATACAGGATTATTTAGGCGTTGAGCTGGGATTGCCTACGATGGACGTTATCAGCGTCTACAGACCAGAATCAGAGGTATTTAGCCGTGATTCATTGGCAAGTTATGCAAATAAACCCATTAGCGATGACCATCCACCAGTAAATGTCGATGCGACCAATTGGAAGCAGTACGGCAAGGGTGATATTGGCTCAGACGTAGTGCGTGATGGTGAGTTTGTCAGCGTGTCCTACAAAATCATGGACAGTGACACGATTGCCAAGGTCAAAGCTGGTAAGTCTGAGGTCAGCATGGGTTACATGGCTGAAATTGAGTTTGCTGATGGCGTAACACCTGATGGTCAAGCCTACCAAGCCATACAAAAGAATATCCGAATTAATCACCTAGCGATTGTCGATAGAGGTCGCGCAGGTTCTGAATGTGGTTTTAGCGATTCCGCTAACTCCCTTAAATGGGGAACGTCCCCGATAACCAAAGTCTTAGGAGATAGAAACGTGGACTTGAAAACACTAATTGTGGACGGCTTAACAGTTGAAACCACGCAAGAAGGGCTAGCGTCTGTACATAAGATTGCTGATGCCAAGAATGAAGCAGTGAAGGCGCTTAACGATGCCAAGGTTACACATGATGCTGCTATTGCTGCTAAAGATGCTGAGCTTGCTAAAAAAGACGCTGAGATTGATGCGCTAAAGGCGGCTAAGTTGTCTGATGCTGACATTGATGCAATGGTACAGGCTCGCAGTGACTTACTAACTAAAGCCAAGTCTGTGGCTGACGCTGACTACACTGGACTGGCTGACAGTGCAATCAAGAAAGCTGCTGTGACTGCCAAGCTTGGCGACGCTGCTATTGAGGGCAAAACTGAGGCTTACATCGACGCTCGCTTTGACATCTTGGCTGAATCAGTAAGCAATTCAGACCCATTTGCTACCGCCATGAATGACCATAAGCCAAAAACCAAAGTAGCGGATCATGGTCAATCAGATTATGAACAGCGAACAATCAACCGTTCAAACAAAATTAAGACAGGGGCATAAGCAATGAACTTTAAAAATGAAATGGACAAAGGTGTTGCTGGTGCAATCGCTAACACTGAAAACAGCAACATCATTAGCAGAACAGTCGAAGATGCCGCTGGTATCGCGTTTGGTCTGGCAGTGGCTCAAGGCGTAAACGATAAAGGCTGCCGAGCTGTAACCACTGGCGATACTAAGTTTGTTGGTGTGACGGTACTTGACCGTGCTGCTGGCGACCTCACAGGTAATGGCAAATTTGTTCAGTATGAGTCGGCTCGCATCATGGAAGAAGGTGTGATTTGGGTTGAGGTTACTGCTGCTGTCGCTGCTGGTGACGCTGCTGCCGTTGACTTGGCAACTGGTAAGTTTAATTTGCTGGGTGCTGCAATGGCAGGCGCTCGTTTTGAAACCTCGGCTGCAAGCGGTGGTCTTGCTCAATTACGTCTAAAATAGGACATAAAGTATGAAACAGCATGATGCAGTATCGATGCTTGCGTTTGTTGAAAATCAGCGCAATTACATTGAAACCGAAGTAAACCAAACGATTTTCCCTGAAATTGTCTATCCTGATTTGGTGCCAGTTGATAATAGTGCGCCTGAATGGACGAAAACTGTTACCGTTCGTACCGCTGAGCAGTTCGGTCAAGCAGGGTGGATCAACGGCAATGCCAATGATATTCCGACCGCTGGTAACAAATACGGTGAGTCTCAAACCGAAGTGCATATGGCTGGTATCGGTTACACGTTCGGCTATGAAGAAGTGCAAGCGTCATTAGCGTATGGCGTGAATCTACAAAACAACGATGCTATCGCAGCTCGTGAGACGTATGAGCGATTTGTGGATAAAGTAGCCATCGCTGGTGATGCTGAAAAAGGTATGCAGGGCTTGATTAACACGTCAGGTGTTACGCTTGAGTCATCTGCTAAAACCTTCTTAACGTCAACCGAAGATGAAATCTTGGCAGCGGTTAACAAGCTAATCAGTGGCACGGCTGCTGATACTGAATATCAAATGGCAGCTGACACGCTATTGCTACCGTACAGTGTATTTACTTACCTTGCCTCTACGCCATTATCAAGCAAAGAAGGCGGTACGTTGCTGAGCTTTATTCAGCGTTATAACACATACACTGCTACTACTGGTCAGCCTTTGACTGTACGTGCTATCAGCCGTCTAACTAATGCTGGTACAGGTGGCACAATCGACCGTGCAGTTGCTTACTCAAACAATGCGCGTGTGCTCAAGCTGCATATCCCAATGATGCACCGTTTCTTACCAGCGGTTCAGGTTGGTGCGCTTAACTTTGTTGTGCCTGGCATCTTCCGCTTGGGTGGTCTCGAAGTCCGAACTAAAGAAGCAATGCGCTATATGGATGGGGTGTAATCATGGATATTACCAATAACAGTAAAAGCCGTTTAAATCTACCTGACGGCCAGTCATTGAAATCAGGTGAGACAGTAAGTTCGCCTGATTTTGACCAAGACAACCGCGTCATGAAGGCATGGATCGATGCTGGTTTGATCTCAGTTGCAAAAGGTGCTGAGAAAGAAGCCAAAGCGGTCAGTCAAATGACAGTCAAAGAGCTTGAGACTTACATCAAATCGAATGGCGGTGAGTTTGCCGAGTCAGACAATAAACCTGAATTACTGATGATCGCTCAAGACATTGAAGAAAAACTAGCAGCCAACCAAGAGTAAATACTATGGACTTAGCATCATTTAAAGCGCGTTACCCATCATTTACTGATGATGTAGTGATACAGCAAGCGTTAGATGATGCTGGGCTGTTTATTACTATCTATGACATTGCTGATAGTCAGTACGAGCTGGCTATGGGCTATCTGACAGCACACATGCTCACCGTGCCACAGGGCGCAACTGAGCAGACTGTGACAAAAGTAAAAGCCGATACAGTCGAGGTGCAATTTAGCGATAAAGATAACCTCGTAAACGACTGGCTCGGTCAGTCCAGCTATGGACGCATGTTAAAACTGTTAATCAAACCAAAAGTTAAAGGCATTGGTATGGTGGTCGTATGATTAACGCGATTATCAATAAGCACCTACCTCGCGCCTTTGACAACCAATTGAAAGATGCTGTTACTGCATTTACTGCGACTCGCAAAGGTACTGGTGGCGCTTACGACCCTGAATTGGGCGAAGTTGTAGGCGCTGCTGATATCAATTACTCAGGGCGTGGCACGTTTGGCAGTTTTTCGACGATGGAGGCTCAGGCCACACAGATTGAAACGACAGACGTTAAGCTGACGGCTTTGCAAATCGAAGTCACGGACACGCCAAAGGTTGATGATGTGATTGTTGCCGATGGTCAAGACAGGCGCGTCATGGACGTGAGCCAAGATCCAACCAAGTCAATTTGGATATTGCAGCTAAGGGGGCTTAATGTGGGATAAATCACCAAGCCTATTCGCTGATGTTGTGGAGAAAGCAGCGGTTAAGCGGTCGAAGGACATTGCTACTGATATGCTAACGGCTGTGGTTAATAAATCGCCTATTGATACTACCAACTTCGTAGGAAACACCAATGTATCTATGGATGCGCCTAATTTTACCTACGTCGAAGGCAAAACTATCGGACGTACTGGCGCTATGGCGGCAGGTATGACGTTTATCAGAGCGCTACCTAATGACAAGCTGCATAGCATCTACATATCGAATTCCACGCCATACGCCAAGTATTTAGAATTTACCGAAACCTATCGGGGGAGTATGCAGGCTCCCAGCGGCGTGTATCGTGTATCGTTTATGGGTGTAGCCACTTGGTATAAATAAAATAAGGTGCTTACTATGAAATGGTTATTGATTGCAGTGGTTGTCATAGCTGATGCTATTTACGATAAATATTTTGGTGAGGCTGACGATGAAATGGAACGTTGATAAAATGAGTCCGATTATAGACGGCATCATAAGCGTGTCTATTTTTATCGTTTTGCTTTGGGCAATTCCTGATGATTGGTTCGCTAGCGCGCATCCAGTTGAATATCCGAATTTCATTATCCTTACGGTTGTTATTTATAATATTGGAGTTTGGTCAGGTCGAAGATTTGAGCACAAGAAAAGAGGCAGCCAATGAGTAAAGAGGCGATTAGAAAACTGGTAGAGGGTAGATTTGCCTCATTCACCTTTGATGGTATTGAAGCCACAGACAAGTCCTATCCCAATATACCGAATCAGCCTATCCCAACAAGCGGTAGATGGCTCAGATTGCACGATATAGAGTTCGTACTACATAGGGTAGCTAGTATCGGCTCAGAACCTTGTACGAGACGCACAGGTGTTATTGTGATAGATGCTTTTGAGCGATTAGATATGGGTACTAAGAAAATATTTGAGCTGACCGATGCGCTAGAGCAATGGTTTGGGCTATGGTCAACGACTGATTTTTGGACAGCACCCGCTAATACGGTGAATTTTCCGAATGATGGTGACGGTAATGCTCACTATCGGTCACGGGTTTATGTGCCATTTACTTATGATGAATACTGATTAAGTGGTATAATAACTCTATTAAACAGGGAGTTATTGCCATGTACGAACCAAAAAAAAGAAAGGATTTGTCACACTTATTCAAGCTAAAAATTCGCAAGCGACCGGCTACTGTAAGAGTGAGATTTGATAATGGTGGGGTTTGGCAAACGCTTAAAGGTGTAACCAACTTTACCGAGCCGACAATAAAAAGGCATCGGCACGAATGGCACAATGCACCAGAAGATATGCCTTACTTAAAAGCGTTCTTTGATAATAAGAGTATCGAAGAAATAAAGGCGATGTATCGGCAAGAGCCTAAACTTGAAGTGAGCGAGTGATGATATGAACAATAATCAGTCAGATGCAAGCCAGTGCATTCAAGATGGTGTCGCCAATATGAACCCTGATATCAGAAAGCGCATTGACGACTCACTAAAAATCAGCATACCGCCAAACCATACACTTAGTGACGATGGTCTGGGGTCTATTGGTATAGTTCATAATATCGAGAATGTTATTTCTGAAAAAGAAAGAAGTATCGATAGGTTTGTCATACATAAGATGATGGACGCTATATCCCTGCAATGTGGCAGGAGCCAAGAGGATAGACAAGCCATGCTTCGGTTGTTATCTCGCGTGCTAGAAATTGCCGAGCATGAGAATATCAGCGATGTGGATATAATCGACCAAATAAGACACCAGTTTGAAGATTTAAGCTAGGATATTAGCAACAAATAATAAGCCCGCTCATCGTAGTGGGCTTTTTTTACACCTATCAAAAACCTACGCCCTCGCTTGAGGGCTTTTTTATGCAATGGAGAAAGACAAATGGCATCAAGCAGAGGCAATAAGGTAACACTGGCATCAGCCGTGCAAACCGATATCACGGTAAAACCAACGACAGGCTGGGAGTTTTTCCCACGTAAGTCTGACAGCTTAAACAACACGGTCGAATTGTTGGATAGCGAGACTATTCACGGCAGCCGTTTGAAGACACCTGGACAAATTATCAGCGCTGACGCATCAGGCGATGTTGAGTGTGAGTTTATCAAAGGGACTTATGATGCGTACATGGCTGCTGCCGCTGGTAATGAGTGGGTAGCTGACACGCCCGAAGCTGGCTCAAGTACGCTGGTATTCGGTGGTGATTTAATCACTATGTTTGCATTGGCTAAGGCGCACCAAGATATCGGGCAGTATCACTATTGGGCAGGTAATCGCGTCAACACTATGACGCTAGATATTCCAGACGGTGGCTATGCTGCATTGACATTCGGCTTTATGGGTTCAGGTTATGAAAACGCCTTAACCGATTTTGCGCCAAGTCCAACCGATGTACCAGTAACGCCAAAAGCGACGTCACTCAGCGTATCGGATATCAAGATTGATGGTGTTACTACGTCAGGCACCGCTTGCGCCACAGCGTTTAGTTTTGAGCTGACCAACAACATCGAGCGCCAAAACTGCTTGGGTGCTGGGCTATACGGTGATGACCTCACTGAAATGATGGCAGATATGACAGGCTCGTTAACGCTCAAGTATGGCCAACGCGCACAGAGCATCTTGAATAAGCAGCTCACAGCCGCGCCTATCCGTATCGAAGTGGCAATCACATTCCCTGATGACTCAAGCTACACGCTGGTTATTCCTAAGGCGCAGATCAGCGGGGACGTACCAAGTGGTGGCATGACTGACTTACTTGAAGCTTCACTTACTTATACCGTGGTCGCTGAAACGTCAGCTGATGCACCTACTTTAATTCGCACTGCGTAAGGACACGATTAAATGGCTATCAAATTAAAAGACCTAAAACCAAAAACGCTGGACGCTATCGAGCGCGAGATCGACCATAAAGGCCTTGTTAAGCTAACCATGCGTGTTGGTCAAGACAAAGCGTTTGGCGCTGCTATGACAAAGGTACATGAGCAGAGCGCGAACAAAAAAGTAACCAAAGATGTACTAGCAAAATCTAATTTTGATGAAAATGAGTTATCAACAGGCGAGGCCATGCTATACCTGATTGGTGAATATCTAATCGCTGACTGGGATGTTGAGACAGCAGGGGGTGAAATTGCACCCATTAACGGTGATAATTTTACCGCCTTGTGCGCGTCCATCGGTGACGATCAAGAAAACTTAGACTTTGCCACTGAGATTTATAAAAACTTTAAAGAAATGTCGGATGAGTTTATTGCTAAATCGGCTGATACTAAAAAAAAGCCATTGAGGTCTACCGCTACCAAAAAGACTACGCAGGCCTAACGCAGTTTGATAGGCAGGTGATGGCGCATTTGGGAATGGATGCGCCAGAGCCGCCCTCGTTTGATGCTGATATTCAGGACGTTATACAGACGTTCTACATGGTCGCAAGAGGTCGCAGTTATACAGAAGGACAACCGTTACCAATTAGCGTTAAGAACATCACAGACGTGGTTAGCGTGCATCCTATCGCAGTACCGCGCAGCGTCTTAGACAGTATTATCTTTGAGCTTGATAATTTGGTGCTTGACGAGGTTGCAGAAAAGAATAAAAGAGATAAACCAAAGAACACATAAAGCAAAACCCCGAGACTGTGGCGGTCGTCGGGGTTTTTGTTTATCAACCCTTATAGCAGAAGGATTAACAACATAGATGAATTTTAACATAGATTTAAGCGAAACGGTGACCAAAATGTTAGATAAATACGAAAGCTCTCCAATGACGAGGCGTCTTATCAACTCATTGGTTTTTATATTATTTTTATTCGTTCTAGGTGGGTTTATCAGTGCCATTAGATGGTGGTGAGGATAGCAAGCCAAGCAAAAACTAAGGTTTAATTTCAACATCAACCTTATTTCTGACGACTTAAAAATTTCTATCGCCATATCAAATAAGGCTTATAGGCGAAAAACGAAAAACGCCCTAAAAATACAGGGTTGACACGAACAAATATAAGTGCTTTGTGAATTGAATAAAGTGTTGTTAGGTGCTACTATTCGCTAATTAAAGCTAATTAAAGCTAATTAAAGCTAGACAACTGCCCTTATGGGCGTTTCTTCGTATCTGGACTATATGCGAAGGAGTATAGATGCAATAGGGGTTAATTATGGCATCACGTCAACCTAGAACTAAAGAAGAAATTCTGACAGATATTATTAATAACATCGTAAGCACGAGTCTTGAAAACCAATCAGGAATCTACTCGATTAATAGATTAAAAATTCGAGGGTATCTTAATGAGGCTGAGAAAAACAAAGCTGGTGGCTATGCCGATTATCATTATATACGCGCCTTAATCAGTACCGTGGAAGGAAAGTTAAAAGACGCTAAGTATAGCTATTCTGTGGCGTTAAAAAATGAACCCAATAACGTGGTTATCCTAGGTAATTATGTTACTTTGCTTGTAGATATGAATGAATATGAAGAGGCAAAGGCTATACTTGAAAAGTTGATGTTAGATTCAAAACTCTACGATTCCAGTGTGATTAATAGTATCTGCCGTATCGCTTTAAATACCTTAGATACTGATTTTCTCAAAAAATTTACAGGCAATAAAGTTGCCACAGAGGATACAGATCTGGTTATGCATCTTGATAAATTAAAAGAAGACATTGACCTAATTTCTATTTCATTGGAGGAATATACAGAGTTCCTAGGATTAGTTTCGAGTTTTGTTTTGAAACATACCCGTCAAAACCTTAGTCCCCGCTTTAGTGTCAACAATGGTCTAGATAGAAATCTAAAAATTGAATTGTTTTTAAATATTAATGGAGATGAGGCATCTTATCTAAATACAGAGTTCACCACTTACTTTGTAGACTATATATTTGATAATGACCGTCATGATTTACTAGGTAAATTCATGGTCTTCTTTAAGCAACAGGCTAGTCGCTATGATGGTACTGAAAACCCAGACGATTTATACTTAGGTATGAATGAAGAGCTGGTGGCTTAAATGGCGGTAACGATTGAGGATTTATACAAGCAGAAGTCGGAAGTCGATCAAATGAGTTTTGAGTGCGCAGAAGCTCATAAGCGTTTAAAGATTATTCGTGGCTACTATGCTACTTTTTTATATGCTAGCTCATTGTTTGATAAACCTCATGAAAATGGGCATATCTTGACTAAATATGAATATCCACCTAACCCAACTGACAGAACCCCTAGGTATGGGTCTCACCAGCAAATATACATGAGCTTGCAACGCTCAAAGATCAAAGTTTTAGTTGATCTAGGTATAGACCTTGAAAAATACCATGAACTCAGAAAAAAGGCAGAGTACGATATAGGCCTACAGATTACAGATGATGATATAAAAATAGCTGAGGATTCCTTTAAGCTGCTTAAAGAGCGCATTGATTTCTATATTAAAAATGGCAATCAGCACTTTACTAGATCAACAAAGGTTATTAATGCGACGAAAGACCCTAACGGAAAGATTAAAACTAGCGGTCTAAAAATATTGAAGCAATAACAATCTTATTAAGCATAACAAAAAGGCATTCGTGATCCATTCACGCAATGCCTTTTTTATTACCAGTGATTAATTGCTCGATTATTGCTAATCGGTTATAGTTGGTTTTTAATCGACTGGACAAAAGACATGAAAAAGATTTTTAAGTGGGTCGTTATCGTTCTTGTGGTGCTTTTTATCATCGGGCTTTTTGTTGGTACAGACGACACAGCAACTACAGAGGCAGACGCGGTAACAGGCGACGCTATAGTTGAGCCAGTAGTTGCGAACACTGAAATAGTCGCAGAAGATGACGGTATGACTAATCAGCAAAAGAACGCAGCTAGGTCAGCTAAAAACTACATTAGCATCAGCGGCTTTTCGCGAGATGGTTTGATTAATCAGTTATCGTCTTCCGCAGGTGATGGCTACAATGTTGATGACGCTACTATTGCGGTTGACAGCTTGGATATCGACTACAATGAGCAAGCAGGAAAATCAGCCGAGAACTATCTATCGATTACAGGATTTTCATGTGACGGCTTGGTAAATCAGTTGTCATCGTCAGCAGGTGATAAATACACAGTAGAACAAGCGAAATATGGCGCTAAGTTAGCAGGCGCTTGTGATTAAAATCCGTTAACACCTTATATTGTTAGCGAAGCGGTCAAGATTTTAGCTCAATAACAACTCAACCAAGCAGTAATAACAGAGAGTCCTACATTGATTTGTGGGGCTTTTTTTATGCCTAAAATAAGGGGTCGGTAATGGCAGAACAGGAAAGTAGATTAAGTATTGTCATTGACTCTAAAGCGGCAGAGGCTCGCATTAAAGAGCTAAGAAAACAGTTGCGTGAACTTGGTGGAGCGGCAGATCAAGCAGCAGATGATACTGGCGATTTAGGCAACCGAGCCGATAGAGCAAGTCGTGATACAAATCGTCTTACAGCCTCAGCAGCCAGCGGCAGAAAGGCGCTCGATTCAATGGCGACCGCAGCTGCTCTAGCTGGTGTGGCACTTGCGGGTGCTATAGGTCTATCTATTAATAAAGCACAATCATTCGAAACTGCGATGGCTGAGATCAACAAGACGGTCGATTTTGCAGCCGATGACGGTTTGGCAAATATGCGTAAGGGTTTGCAAGAGTTAACCACGCGGATACCGCAGACGTTTGAGGAATTGGCAGCCGTAACCGCTACAGGTGGACAGCTAGGAATTGCAGAAGAAAACCTGATTGGCTTTACTGAGACTATGGCAAAGATGGGTGTGGCATTTGATATGCCAGCGCAGCAAGCCGCTGACAGTATGGCTAAAATCGCTAACGTATTTCAGATACCAATTGAGAATATTAGCAATCTTGGCGATGCGATCAATACGCTATCTAATAACACACCAGCGACAGCCGCACAGCTCATCGACTCGCTACAGCGTGTCGGTGGTGTGGCTAAAGTTTTTGGTTTGTCAGAGGATGCGACGCTAGGCTTGACAGGCGCATTAATTGCAATGGGTAAGCCAGCAGAGGTTGCCTCTACCGCTGTTAACTCGTTATTGACTACGTTCTCCACTCTGGACAACGCCACAAAATCACAATATATCGGCTTTGAACAATTAGGCTTGAATATTGATGAATTTAGTCAGCTTGTGAAAACAGATGGCAAGCAAGCGATTATCACCTACCTAGAGGCTATCAATAAGCTAGAACAATCAGAACGAATTGGCACTAATGCCATGATTATCGGTAAAGAATTTGGTGATGATATTACCATGCTCGCGGGCAGTGTGGGTGTGTTAGAAAATAACTGGGCAATGCTTGGTGAAACTGCCAACACAACCAAAGAGTATTTTGGCTCACTAGATGAGGAGTTTAAAAAAATAAGCGCCACATCAGCAAACAAGATGGTGTTGTTTAAGAGCAATATTGATAATGTCGTTGCTGGTATTGGTGATGCTTTTATCCCCGCACTAAACGACCTACTTTTCAATATGACGCCTTTGATTGCTACGCTAAGCGTTTGGGTATCTGAGAATCCAGAATTAATAAAACAGATAGTTGTTATTGGCGGTTCCTTGCTTGGCACTATTGTAAGTTTAAAGCTTGCTGTTGATGGATTTAATGCCGCCAAGACAACAATTGACGGACTAAAACTTGCCTATACCGCCTTAGCAAGTCCTATGGGTTTAACGATCATTGCATTGGGCGCGTTACTTGCGGCTGGTGTACTTCTCTACCAGAATTGGGATGAAATAAAGCGGGTAGTAAAAGAAAACGAGGAAGCTTTTGTATTAGCTGGAATAGCAATAGGTGCTGTAACCAGTGCAATTCTTGTTGCAAAAGCCCCAATGATATTTGCAGCGGTGCAAGCGTGGGCAATGGCAGCAGGTGCGACAGCATGGTCAGGTGCTGCAACCATAGCGGCAGGTGCAACTTGGGCCTTCAACGCAGCCTTAGCGGTGCTGACCAGTCCTATTCTTGCAGTTGTGGCAGCTATAGCATTGATCGCTGCTGGCGGTTATTTGGTTGTAAAAAACTGGGCTGCTATAAGACAGGGATTGTTGGCTGAGTTTAGAAAAATTAGCGGCGCTGTTAATACCGCTGTTGCAACTATGCAAGCAGCTTGGGATAGAGGGGTTGTTAATACCAGATCGGCATTTATTAAAATTGGCAATACAATATCTACCACCTTAAAAGCTTTGCCAGCCAAGATGATGCAAGTTGGCCGCGATATTGTCAGTGGCTTGGTTAATGGCATTAAGTCAGGCGCAAGCGGTGTCGCTAGCGCCATTGGCGGTATGGCATCAAGCGCTATCGCTAAAGCCAAAAGCGTACTTGATATCCGTTCGCCATCAAGGGTTATGAACAAGATTGGTTTGCAGACTACCGAGGGTATGGCTAACGGCATTAAGAAAGGCGCTAAAGCTGTAAAAACCGAAGCGCAGAGAATGGCTGAGAGTGCAGTTGAGGCGGTTGAAACAGGTATCGCTAGAATTAAAAAGGAGTTGGCGCTATTTGGTAATAACAGCAACTTGGCTGATCTTGAGTATGACATAAATAATGGTACTTATAATGGCGTCAGTGATGCCAAAAAGAACGAGTATCGAAACTTAGTGGCCGAGCTTGAAGCTAAAACCAAGTTGGCCGCTGCAAATAAATCAGTTCAAGACAGTATTGATGGGTTGATGAAGCAACAAGCCTTATTTAACAATAATAGCGCCCTTGATTCATTGATGTACGATATTGAGCACACTGATAAGTACAAAGATGCGACCACGGAGTTGACTGATAAGCTGATCGAGCAGACACGCGCGCTTGAACAGCTTGGAATGACAGCTAAAGCTACGGCTGCTATACAGTCTCGTTTTGCGCAGTTAGCCAAAGATAAGGAATCAAGTAGTGCCAATCTACAAGGTATGCTGTCAGGCCTAGAGGCTGAGTCGCCAATGGGTAAAATACAGGCTGAGTATGAAGCTCGCAATGCCATTATTGAAAAGTATGAGCAAACACACACCGATATGGTCAATGTGGCTAATGAAGCAAGATTAGCAAGCGACCAAGCTTACATGGATGCCAAACGTGATTTGATGTTAGATCAAGGTGAGGCAATATTTGGCAACTTAGCAGGATTATCAAAGGCGTTCTTAGGTGAGCAGTCTGGTATGTACAAAGCCCTATTTGCTATTGAAAAAGGGTACACCTTAGCCAAGGTCTTGCTGAAGAACAAAGAGGCTATTGCTGAGGCTTGGGCTTCTGCTCCATTCCCTGCTAATTTAGCAGCCGTAGCATCTACAGTGGCAGGTACAGCAGGTCTGGCATCAGCTGTGTCAGGAATCATGCCAGGCTTTAAGCAAGGCGGCTACACTGGCAACATGGGCGCGTCTCAAGTTGCTGGTGTCGTACACGGTCAAGAGTATGTATTTGATGCTCAGGCCACTAAACGAATTGGTGTTGATAACCTCAATGCTATTCGGAGTGGTAAAGCGCCTGTTGAGAGTGGTGGCAATAACACCATGAATGTAAATGTCACCTACAACAGTACAGGCGATACAGGTCGAGATAAAGCCGAAATGACCCGTCATATTACTAAAGTGGTCAAGGATTCGTGGACGCAGCTGACAAACCCAAATAGCCATGAGTCAAAGATGGTTAAAACGAGCATCAAAGCTCCGAGGAATCGCTAATGGCTATTGAAGATTTACCACAAATGGTGCTATTGCCATTGCGTGATAGCTATAACGTCACGCTTGGCAATGACGTAGTTACCACGCAGTTTGAAAAGGGTATGCCGCGCCAACGTTTAGGCGGTGTTGGCAGCCCTCACCAGCTGTCAGTGACGTTCAGACATAAAGGCCAGCACCAAGAGTACCTTTATAGCTTTTGGGAGCTGTACAAGACCAAATCCTTTGCTATGCGCTTGATAATTGGTAGTCCAACTCTGTCGTGGTTTGAGTGTCGGTTTTTAGGCAGTCCAACACATACAGAGCTTGGGGCTGATGTGCATGAGTTTAGCATTGGCTTGGTCGTCAAACCCAAGCGTCTTGATTTTGATGTCTCAGCCGCTTACTTGTGGGCTTATCAGCAAACTGGTGGCGATGTATCACTATATTTTAATGCACTTGAAAAGCTGGTGAATGAAGATTTGCCAGACGCATTAGGGAGTCTTAATGCCTGATTTTATGCTACAATAATATCAGGGTATAGCTGATATAGCGCCTAGTCACTAGCTGCAGCAAAACTAGGAGGCAGAAAACGTTCAGCACACCGCAATAAGCCGAATAAAAGCTAGTCATGAATAGCTTTATTTTGGCGGAAGGCAACGGAGATAGGTGCAAGCCCTATCTATATCCAACTAATTACATACCAAACCCTTACAGAAATGTAAGGGTTTTTTTATGTCTAAAATTTGAGGTCAACAATGCCTGATTATTCGTTTTGGTTGTCGGGCAATCCTGATGACGTTAGATTGCTACTGGTTGAGATTAGTCATCCTGCATGGTCAAAGACCTATCGCATCGTGCAGAACTACCATTACGGCATCACAGTGACGCATGAAGATAGTTTAACTTATGATTATGATTACGTGCCACTGACTATCCAAAAGGGCACAAATAGCGATGACTTAGATCAAGAGATAACTATTGGCGTTGGTGATTTGGGTGAAGACTTCCCAGCCGAGCTTGACCGAGTAAGAGAAAGCGCCATGTACTCAAAAGTCAGACCGGTGCTGAATTATCGTGAATACAATCTTAGCGACTTGTCAAAGCCACAGGTCACAATCTTGGGTTTAGAAGTCACAGACTATGAGCCAAAAGTGGAAGGCGCTGTGTTTGTGTGCCGAGCTAAGCAGATGAATCTGACAAAGACAGGCGAACCTTACACGCTAGACAATACGCCAACGCTTAGAGGTTATGTTTAATGTGGGACTCTATCATTTACGATGCTGACCATTATTGCTGTGAGCATTTTTTGATAGATGCTTACAAGCATTACAGACAAATAGATTTATCACCAAAGCTGCTTATGAGTGGCTTTTTTAATGTCCAAAATTTAAGACAGTTTGCGCCAGTGGATAAACCAAACCAGTACAGCATTGTCCTATTTAGGGCAAGGAGTAAGGCGCACGTAGGCTTATGGGTTGATGGGCGTGTATTGCACTTAGAGCCACATGGTGTGGTGTGGCAGACGCTAAACATAGTGAAACAAGGATTTGACAGGGTGTTATTTTATGAAGCTATTTAATCGCTCAGTTGAATTGATTGTAATTCGTGATGTGCTGAATCCGCAGAAGCATGAGGCTTATTACGGAAATAACATTGAGAAGTTGTTAAAAGAAGCATTTGGCGGTAAAGGCTTATCTGAAAACATACGGCTATATCATGGTAGCTTTCTTGATGAAGTCACACCAAAAACACCAGAGGACGTAGATAAAATCATGCACCTAAATGGTCGCATCTATGCTTTGGTTAAACCGATGGGTGTGATAGAGCCGTGGGTTGTATCATTAATTATATCCGTCACGGTTGCGGTAGCCACTGCCTTTTTAATGCCAGTGCCAACACTGCCAAATCAAAATAGTAGTGCAGCACCAAGCCCTAATAATGCTTTGGCGGCTCGAACAAACAAGCAGCGATTAGGCGGCCGGATACCTGATATTTTCGGCACCGTTTATAGCGTACCTGACTTATTAGCGGTCACTTATAGCGTTTATATTGACCACAAAGAAGTTGAAATGTCCTATTTCTGCATCGGTCGCGGTCGCCATCATGTATTTGATGCGTTTGATGACACCACGCCCATCAATCAAGTGTTTGGTAGCAGCGTGCTGGTCTATGACCCTGATACGACGCTTGATGATACACCAGCCTTTCAATTTGGCTCAGCATTTACACCTGATGAAGCGGCATGGTCACGCATGATTGCCAAGCGGTACACGTCGGTCAATGGTCAAACGCTGCAAGCGCCTGACAGCTATATCAGTGTTGAGACGATATTTAAAAACCCAAACATCATTGAAACCACAGGCAGCGCAGACTTTAGAAATAACTTTGCGGTAGGTGACACGATACTGGTAGAAGGCGCGGACAATCTAGCGTCAGCCAATGGCTTGGATTATCCGATTGATGAGAATGACCCAGAGTCTGCGCGTGAGCCTTTTATCTACACGCTAAATGGTCAGTACGAGATATTGGCAGTCACCGAGAAGCAAATCACGTTATCCAATCCAGCCATTATCAATAGTGACTGGGAGAAATTGACCGACAATACCGATCAAACAGTCATGAGCGATAGTGTCACACTGTCAACCGAAACTGATACCTTTTGGCAAGGCTGGTTTTATACCGATTTAAAAGACCATGATAGCGCATACGTTAATATCACAGCGCCAAACGGTCTGTACGATGGCGAGCCAAGTGGCAGGTGGCGAGCAATACGCTTGTTTGGTGCGATCGAGTCTGAGATTGTCGATAACTCAAACAATCCTATCGCTGGCACACTGGTGACGCAGCAATTTAGCATACAGTCGCCAAACAGCGAGGGATTGACGTTTCAACCTAAAAGTGTTGGCGTTTTGGTTAGTAATGTGGTTGTGGACAGAAGTTATGATGTAGCAACTACAGACAGTAGCGACAACAAAATACGCTCAACAGCAAATAAAACCGTTGTTATCGACAATCCTAACTTCACTAAAGGTAAGCGTATGCGTGTGCGTATATCGCGTACATCAAACGTGGTCACTGATAGCTCAGGTGGTATTGTTGACGAGCTAAAAATAAAGGACTTCTACGGTGTCAGGGCAATGGTTGCTGACGACTATCCTAAAGGCGTAACCCATGCAATCAGCAAGACTTTAGGTACTGAGGGCGCGTCATCACTCAAGGAGCGTAAGTTACGACTGCTTGTGCAAAGATATGTGACCGATGCAACAAGTGGGCTGCCTAAGCTCTCTAATCGCGCTGACGACATTATCAGACATATAGCGACTGATCCAAAAATTGGCAATCTTGATTTGTCTCAGATTGATATTGCTCAGATAAAAACCGAGGTTGATAATATTATTGCTTACTTTGGCACTGAAAAATGTGCTGAGTTTTGCGGTACGTTTGATGACAATAATTTGTCAGCGGAGGAAACGATACAGCTAGTTGCGCGCGCGGTCTTTAGTCAGGCTAAACGCCAAGGCAATAAGATCATGCTAGACTTTGAGCGTAAAGTGCCTGCATCGGTCGCAGTTTTTAACAGCCACAACATATTGCCCGACACTTATAGCGCACCGCAGTCGTTTGGCGTAAACAGTGATTATGATGGTGCCAAGGTCGAATACACCGACCCAGTAGACGATGCAACCGTGACGCTGAGTTATCCGAGCGAGTCTATCGTGAATCCGCATGAAGAAAAGCTGATTGGTGTGCGTAACAAGATACAAGCGCACATGCACGCTATGCGAATACTCAATCGTGATTTGTACGTTTATAAATCCTGTGAATTTACGGCAGGGGATGAGTCTAATATCGTTGTACGCACCAATCGAATTACAGTAGCAGACCAGCTCAGAGCAAACGTGCAGCAGGGCACTGTGTCAAGTATCGAGACAGTCGGTAGTGATATCGTGCTGCATACCGATTATCCAATCAACATTGAAGCCGGTACACCACAAACGATGTTTATTCAGACTATTAACAATGGTGTGGAAGCAATCGAAGTGACAGCGCGTGATGAATACAGCATGACACTTGCAAGACTGCCAAGCGGAGAGATTAGCACGGGGTCAGAGAGCGTGGTTCAAGCCGTGTTTGTGACCAATGCTGATACAGACCGCGATGCTTACTTGATAACTGAGAAATCGCCAGGCGAGGGTATGACAAACAAGCTCACATGCACAAATTACGACGATAGATATTACCAAAACGACACGGATCACATAAACGGCTTGATAGCCTAAATTGAATTAAACATACGCCCTCCATTGTGAGGGCTTTTTTTGGGGAAAAGAAATGGCTGATAACTTGCTTGATACGCTTAAAGATTCCGGTATAGATGCAGATGCCCTGTCTAGCTTTATGATTGATGCCGCCGGCGTAAAAGTACCGAGGCGATTAGCTCCGGCTATCGACACTTTAGAGTTTTATCTTGAATACTTACGCGGATTACAAGCAGTTTACGAGCAAGAAAGCGGTGTTGTTGATGTGAATGGCGTTAAAGTTAAACCCGTCAAGCAAGCGCTAACCGATGCGCTTGATGCTGCCGTAGTGGGTGGTGGTGGTTTGGCTGATACAGCTGTTGCCATCGTACCTCAACTTGCGGGCGCTGTTGCTCGCACTCAAGCGTCGAAAAATAGCGATATCGTCAGT